AAGGCCACTCGCAGGTTTTATGCCGTTACGCGTATAATAATCAACCACGCCTGCATTAATAACCTTATCCGGGACAAGTACCGGCTGCCCGGCAGAAAGTGCCATATCGGGGCGGATAAAGGCATTATTTTCTAAAATATCAAACACTCCCTCGATGGATCCCATCTCCTGCATGGCAATGTCAAAAACCGTCTGGCCGCTCTCGGCTATGATTGTTTTCATCTGTATTGTGCTCTTATTCTTAGTTCCGGACCTGTTGTTATTGCATCGACCCGCATCCCGTCACGCGTAAACTGTGCTCTTATCTTGCGAGCCATTTCAGTTTTATCTTCGTCATTAAGCATCTGAAACAACCCCACACCGGTGGTTGGAAATTGCTTGTATTCTCCCTCCTGGCCATAAAGCAGATCTCCCTGATGCTGATATGTTACATCCGAGCAAACAAAGTCCCCGTCTTTACTCAGGACCTCTCCAGTGTCAGGATCGCATAATATGTCGGTTGTTTCAGCCATTAATGCTTTATTTTAGTGTCTTCCAGTGGATCACGCTGAGTTTTTGTTGGATCAGCTCCAACGACTGAAGCCGTGTTTCCAGATGATCCATTGCCGGCGAGAACACCGAGATGTGTATGACTATCATACTTTGTTTTAAAATCTTTCACATAGTCCTCAATAGCATTCAACCGGTTCACCAGCTCCTCGATCTTGATCAGTCCCCCGAGGTTCCCTCCATTGATCTTAATGTTCCCTGAAGATCCGTCGATATCGATGGTGATATCTCCATGCGTATAAAAGATCTTCTCTGGATCATCAACCTTGATGATGAACGTACTTCTTAAGTCTCCGCCGTTGGCCCCTATAATAACGATAGAGTCGATTGTAGGTGTTATCAGTAGTTTAGCATCTGCTCCATTGTTTGTTGCCTTTAAGCGCACGTCGGAAAGCTCCAGATCTCCGATCATCACCGTGCAGGTATCTCCGGTGATCTTCTTGACGACACCGTAAAAGAATACATCCTTCTGCTCGGTGAGCTTTCTCAGCAGCTCAACTACCCTTGCTTCTTTATCCATTATGAGAGTTTCCTTCCTATTTGAACCTTTCTGACCCCGCCCTGATCATTAAGGGTGGTTGTGACCGATATCACGTAATAGGTTCCGTTTTTGTACTCATAATCCTTATCGTTGATTTTGGCCGAATAGCCGGGGTGAACCTCGGGGATCAGCCAGCCGGTAAGGCTTCCTTCATAGCCGTCGAATACCAAGTACTTCATCTCCTCCTCGCCGCGCTTCTTTAAAGCTTCACGGCTGGTCACCCCGGAGATCTTCACGCTGCGCTTCTCTCCCCCGGTAGTTCCTACCGTGACAACAGTACGTTTGCCATCCTCAGCGATACCCTCCACCTCTACTTCATATTTGCGCTCATCCGCTCTGCGATATTTCAGATCGCTTTTTTCGATGTTGACGGCAAAATCGAATGTTACCTCCCCGAACTTCTCAATGTATGCCGGATGAAAGTGCAGCACCCTGCCCTTCATGTAGATATTGCCCTTGGTCTCCTCCTGCAGTTTTTTCAATACGTCTCTGCCGTTTGCCTTATTGATGATAAACTTATCATACTGCATCTGGTAATCACACTCAAGGCTCAGCCGCTGATCAGCGGGCAGGCTCAGGTTCACCTGGTCAACGACATATTGTGCCACATCCTTCGATGTGCAGTTTTTCATCTCCTTGTCTTTTACCGATACCCTTGTCAGAAAGATCCCGTCTTCGCACGACAGGGTGATGGATGAATCATCGGTTGCGATGTTCTCGATAAATCCGGTAAATTCTGTTTTCAGGTCACTGTCATATCCGACTTGAATCTCAACCGGATCTCCTCTTTTGATCTTCTTCTCGATCTCCAGTTGCCGGTTCATGGAGGACCCCGGCAGAACGATCCTTGCAGTGTCGCTCAGGAGATCCACCGACTCAATCACCTCAAGGGAGTCGAGAAGTGCGAGCTTGTAAGAGCCGATTTTAATATGCCAGTTGATATTGTAAAACACGTTACTGCTCTAAAGGTTTAATGTCTTCCTGCGATTCAAGTAGTTCGAACAGATCGTCAGAGTAACCGGAGATCATATACCGCTGGTTCTGTTCTCCCTTTGTGAAAGGGAATGAATACGACTCAATGACCATGCGGGTGATGTCGAAGTACTTCAGCAGGTCGCATTCAATTTCGATCACGCTGGCCGACTCGCAGATCTCCCTGAGCCTGGCCACTTCCTCTTCAGGGTATTCGTTGCAATTGTCTGCTTTGATAAAAATACCGTCGATGGTGATGGAGTAGTCATCCTGGCTCCAGCGCTCCTTGATCGTTCCACGCCCCTTGCTCTTGGCCACCATCCGCCTTGCAATCTTATTGCCTCCGGATATAGATACCAGGGGCTCCACAGGCAGCGTCCAGAACTCCCCACCCGGAACGCGAACCTTCACAGGCATAACCATCGCGTAACCGTTGGCGCCGCTGGGCTTACTCTCAGAGCTTTCGTTTGTAGATCCTTGCAGGGTAACCTCAAGGTTTTGAGAGTCGTTTAAATTGATCAGTACCTGCTTAAAATACATTACGCGTTTGCTTGTGCCAGGGACAGCACCCTGGTCAGGTTATCCACCAATTCATCCTTCATCTCCGTCGCCGACTCTTTAAAATTCTTTCCCGTGATGTTAAGTTCGCCTATCAGATCTTTCAGAGTTATGTTGATCGAAGTATTGCGGGTTCCACCAGTGGCAATGCTTTCAGAGGTTCCTTTTGAAGTTCCTGCGGGCGGTGGTTTCTCCTTACCTGGTGATCCGGGTAAAACCGGATCCGTGATGCCAGGATCGACCGCGGGATCTGCGGTCTGAGTTGCCTTCTGCTTGCTGGCATCTTTTTCCCGTTGCTCCTTAAGGTTCTTACCGAACTCATCTCCAATTCCTTTTGTGAGATCTTTGGCGGATGAGAATGCTTTCTTAGCGGCCGAGACACCCGTCAGATCCAGAACTCCCTGTTTTGCACTTTCCCAGGCTCCGCTGAAGTCTCCCTTGAAAAGTTTCGCGATTGCCGATCCAATAGCGCCAACCCCCGAGATGATCCCCTTGATTCGGTCAAGGACATACTCCTTGAGGATATTCCCAAACCCTTTGATGGTCTCCCACACGGTTATGATCACGGCCCGGAAGCCGGCGAACTTATTCCAGGCGATCATGATCCCTGCCACAAGTGCAGCAACTCCAAGAACGATCCATCCGATAGGAGAAGCAATAAAGGCCGCATTAAGAAGCCAGACGGCTCCTGTCCATATTCCGGTGGCAGCAGCAGCGATACCCTGGGAGATGGCAGCGCCCATATTTATCACCGTCACAGCGGCTACAATCCCCTGAAGAGCCATTACGCCGATCTTAAATGCCGGCAAAGCATCCTTGGCTACACTAAAGAGACTGATGCCCCAGTCCTCAACAGTTGACTTGATACGGTCCATTTTCTCTTTGAAGCTTCCCATCACGATGCCGGCCTGCTCAGATGCGGAATTCGTTCCTGATACGGCCACCGTAAGCCTTCCAATTTCATCAGTGCCCGATATAAGAGCTGCAGCGGCATTCTGATTCTCCTTTCCAAAGAGCTTGGTTAAAAGCGCACTGTCATTTAACAGCGGTTTAAGCTGGTTTAAACGGTCTTTAAAGGAAAGGCTCTTGTCTCCAAGTGCTGTGATGTCAACGCCAGCAATCTTGAGGCTTTTCTGAACATCATCGGGCAAAAACCTGCCTTGAGAAAGGGTGGCCAGAACATTCCGGATTGCAACTCCTCCTTCAGCTCCTTTTTTACCGGCCTTATCCAGGACCTGGATAGAGGCATTGAGCTCTTCAAAGGGAACCCCGGCCATCTTTGCGGCCATCCCGGAGTTTTCCAGGGCGGCTTTAATGGCAGGCAGTTCGGCCGATCCTTCCTTTGCTGCCGCTGCCATCACATTCATCATCCGGGCCATTTCGCCGGATGCCTTCAGGGGATCGTTCAAGGAAACCTGATACTGATTCATGGCTGTTGTCAGCACCTCGGTCGCTGCAACCGTATCGCCTCCCAGGGTCTTACTAAGGATATTGACACTATCACCCATTGCCTTCAGGGCGGCAGGTGTTTTGGCGATCTCCGGACCGAGCTGTGACAGAATCAGTTTGTACGATTCAACGCCTTTGGCAGCGGATCCGCCAAAGGTTTTTGCCGACTCGCGCGCGTACCCTTCAATTTCCTTCAGTTTCTCCCCGGTTACCCCTGTGATGGCCGACAGATCGGTAATCGATGTATTCAGGTCAATGCCTGGCTGAACTGCAGCATCCAGGGCAGTACTCATATTATCGACTGCGCCCTTGATGTTGTTAAGATGGAATGCGGCGGTGCCCATCTTGGAAACGGCAGACTGCAGCGAGGTCGTTTGCCTGGCTGCAGCCGTTGCAGAATTTGTAATTCCGGTGAATTGTTGAGCAGCGTTACCGGCGACATTGATGATGTATGTGGTGGTAGTGCTACTCATTTAGATGGGTCGGATTAAGTTGAGTTTTCTTTTTTTCGGATGTCTTCGAGCTGTTTAACTTTCTGGGCCCAGGCGTGGTCTGACAACTTATCGGGATCTATGTGCAGGTAGTATTCCAACATGGTGTTCATATATCCGATCGGGTTGTGATCGACTCCTCCCTGGGCCTTACTCAGAAATCCTCGATCTCGGCCTCTTTTTCAGTTATAAGGTCCTTCATCTTTGAGCTGACCGCGTAAAAGAGCTGATCATTCTTCTTGATCTCGTCGCTTCCACCCAGCCAGCAGGTATTCATCAAAAACTCGTTGCTCTTGATGCCGTTGGTGATGGCATTGGCTGCTGCCACTTCCACCCTGGTGGGGCGACGCATATAACATATGTGGCCGTCAACCGTGAAGACTTTCCCGGGACCGTATTTCTTTTTCCATTCAGCGATCTGTTCAGCCGTTGCTTCGCCGATTTGTTTCACTTTTGACATGATGCTGTTTTATAGAGATTATGAAACCTGGTTGATTTTGCGAAGGGCAAGGAAGGGAAGCTTCACCTCCATGAACTTATCCCCCTGCTTGAACTCCTTTGCACTTTCGGTGAATTGGATGCCGACCATTTTATCGGTGATCAGCGTGTCCCCGTTGCTGGGATTCCCGTAGGAAATCACCGCATCAGTGACGATGTTCAGCACCGAACCTCCTCCGGCAGCCGTGAGAATCTCCAGTTCGCTCTGGGTCATGGTTACTTCACCTTCGAAGCTTACATTTCCCGACTGGATAGAGTGGGGATACCGTCCCTTGGCATGGAGCGGCTCGCGCTCGATCTTCTCCGAGTATTTGATACCGCGAACACCAATGATGTCCTTGTTACCAATAAACAGAGTGATGTCTGCAAATTCGTATTCTTTGCTGTTAAAGGCCATAATGCTTACTTTTTATAAACGGTGAATTCCTTTTTGTACGACCATCCCTTTACCCTCACGGTACCGGTCCCGTAATGGTAAACTGCATACCGGTAATATGGCATGGTTAGCAGACTTCCTATGTTCCAGATAAATCCGGCATCGGCGTCTATAAACCGGACCGTCTTAAACTCTGTTGCGGCTCCGCTTGAATAAAGTACTGATGAGCTGTATGCAGTCGAAGACAGATTTTGCCAGGTTGAATTATCAGCGCTTCCCTGAATATACACCCAGGTACTGTCGCTTGTTCCGCTCAGGTGGTCCACGTAGATCTGGAAGGACCCATAAGCCAGCTCGGGCATCACCTCTGCGGGATAATACTTAATCTGGACATTGGTAAGGGTGTCAGTATAGTTTGCCATCACCCTGCGCTGAGCGAAAGAGGTTACCGTGACGGCAACCATCAGAAGGATAAATAATGCGATTCTTTTCATGATATCAATCGTTTTTAGTGAATACTAAGAGGTGACTGTTTTAAAGCCAAGGTAACAGTCGATAAACCTTGCGTAACCGAATGGCCGTACCCTTACCCTCACGGTGATCAGCGAGGTAGATACGACGTTTTGTGTAGGATCGATGAAGCATTCTACTCCGCGGTCCTTCGGATTGGTGACATCGGCCGACAATTCGCCATTAGCGGTCATCTGAAGGCTGATGGCATTTTCAACCAGACCCTGCCAGGCTTTGATCATGGCAAGTTGCATCGTGCCGTTGGAGTTGACCGGGATCTCATCCAGAAGTTGCTGCAGCATCGTATCGTAAGTGATGCGATATGCTTTATCGATGGTGCGGCGGGCTGTCAGAGGCCGGTAATCATCAGCAACCAGGGTGGCCAGATAATCATCCGAAAAGAAGTAACCGGCGCGTCCGACAAAAGTCCTCAGGGTGATAAACCCTTTGTCATGAATGCTCTCCGTATCGGCCAGCTCCACTTTCTTGTCCTTGATATACATGTTAAGGGCCGGAATTGCGCCATCCTTAACGCGGCCAAGGTGACGCTGTACCGGAATGCTGGCAATGCGGCCTCCGAGAAGCCCCATGCATGCGTTGGCCGTGTTTGACACAGTATCTCCGATAAAACACCCGACACGGTTATAGCTGGTGAGCGTGAGATCCGGCAGGGCAGATGCAGTACCGGAAAAACTCCTTCCTTCGATGATGGTGAAGATCGGCGCCTTCTTTGTCTCTTCTGCCCATACTCCCAGTGCCTGAGCTTTAACGAAAGCAGCCTCGCAATCTGCATCGATACCGTGAGTGATGGTCGGAGTATAACCTTCGGCCGGGGTCCTTGCAACGATCAGTCCGCGGATCCTTCCTCCTGCGGCATCGATCATAGCCTTGGCGTGTGTCAGATCCTTATCGACCATGTCTTCCAGGGTGACGGTGTTGGCACATCCGATTAGCCAGGTCTCGGTTCCCTCAGGGGCTACCGTGTAATGGTCCTGAATCAGTTTTACGATATTTGCGTTGTTTGCTGTAGTAATCCCCAGGTTGTTCTCAAGATCAGCAAACTTGCGCAAGGTGTAGGCTGTGCCCAGAATGAACTTGCCTGCAACGGTTGCCCCTGTGCAGACGTATCCCAGGACTTTGTCGGGCGAGGGTATCACTGATCCGATCGCACCGTTCTCGAATAGAACTTTTACGCGTGGAAGCATTTAAATATCCTTTCTGTTTATTGTTGCGAATTCAGTGTTTTCCAAACTCTCACCGTGCATCCTGGCATACTGAGGTTCAAAAAATGCCTGGCCATCGCTGGTGAAGTATAGTTCGTCAGACTTTGGATGTGAATCAAAAATTCGTTTTGCACGATCTTTCATGGATTCACTTGCCTCGATCGGAGACGCTTTTCCCCCGGCCTGATTGCTGTTACCGGTATTTTTCTTCTTTGCCATAATTGATTTATGTTAAATTGAATGCTACTTTTTCTTTCCCATTTGATATTTTCCCATCGTCTCGATGATCTTCTCTACTCCGCGGGATCCGAAATAGAACGACATGATAAGCATACCCCACTGGCCCAACAGCTCCACATATGCGGAGTTGATCTTAAAGGTCGGTACCACAACTCCGTTTATTACTTCCCTACCCATGTTCCCGTCAATCAGTGAGAGCAGCGAGTACATTACCAGGATAAAAATCAATACCAGGGGACGGATGTTTTTCGATAGCCATGAATCCGAGTTCATGTCTATTCGCTGACGCTCTGTGAGCTCATCCTGAGCCTGGGCCTCGGCCTGCAGAAAGATATCAGTGAGCTGCTTTTTAGCCTCTTCACGCTCGGCATCCGTTGTTACGAACTTATCGATGATGCCTCCTACCTGGCCAACGATTCCGCCACTAAGTAACGATATGATTTTATCTACAATTGGCATGATGCTTCGTATGTATGGTTTACACGGTTAATCCATCCGGCCTGGAATTTTGCCAGGCGAGGATTGTCTTCAATTAGATCAAGATAATACTCTTTGCGTGCATCTGCATAGCGAAGAGCAATGTTATCAAGGAATGTATTCGCAGCTGCGATAGTCTTAGGACCCATAACCCCGTCAACCTTAGCGCCGCATAGCCGCTGAAGGATTTTAACCGCAGCCGAGATCCCGGCATTCACGGCCATATCCATAACCTGCAAGGCGAGCTTGTCCAGTTTAAATGTATCCAGATGCAGCGGGTCATAGAAGTACTGCTTGTAAATTACAGATGCCTCTTTATCGGTCAGATTTCTGATATCGTCGATATCGATATCGCCATCTCCGTCCAGGTCAAAACGAATGTCTCCGGTTCTGCGTAAGAACCTTAAGGAGACACCAAGCTTGGTTGCACCTCCCGGATCCTTTGGATCATTAACAAACCCACCCTCGTTTTTAAGGATAACGATTATTAGCTTATCGAACCTTTCATCCATGGGTTATTATTTCTTTGAGTTGGTGGGAGGAGGGGTATAAGGAATATTAAAACTCTTCATAATGAGATCGAGTTTCCAGTCAACCGTGTTAAACTTGGTTTCGACAACATCTGCATCTGCTTTTTCACGTTCAAGCTTCTCAAACCTGCGATCGTACTCGACTTTTTGTTGATCAGCATTTTTCTGAATGTTGGAGGAGTTCGCAGTTAAAGATCCCCACTGGATTAGTACTCCTGCGATAACGGAAACCAGAGGAAGTAGGATCATCCAAAATTTGAGTCTCTTTAAATCGCGATCGGTCATATTGTATCGTATATTTTTTTTGATAAATAAGAGGTCCTACTCGGATTTCCTTTCGGACCTCTTTCGGGTTACGGGTTTTTATTAACTGGTTGGATCTGCGGAATAGATTGCTCCGAATCCTTTTGACCTCAACGGAAGGGCAACAAAGCGCTTCTGGAAGTTCACTACGTCGCCTTTCTGGGCAGGATCCTTGAGTGTATAGAACATATCGGTTGTACCGTCTGCCCTCATTACCTCATTCTTCTGAAATGCGAATGATGCGATGGTATCCGTGTCGGCTGTAACGGCAGCGAATGCTACTTTTGCTCCGGTTGTCTTATTGAATCGCGGCGTCTCGGAGGTACGATAAACTTTGAATCCGAAGATCACGCCGTTAGCAAACATGGTCTTATACATGGTCATGTCCTCAGCAAATAGATCAGCCTCATGATATGGATTGAGCACCAGGACTCGCCCGGCTGCCGGGATGTTTTTCAGGTTGAACCTGGTGGCAAGATTCAAAATGTCCTTGAAGGTAAGTTTCTTCGTGCCTAAGGTTTCACTCACTGCACCGCTGGTTGTCAGTACTGGAGTAAATGCGGCATCCGATGAGGGCGACCAGTTCCATGCGGCAAGCTTTATGGAGGCTGCCAGGAGCTCCTGTTTGTGACCGTAGATTACGGAAGCCATCTTGTCATAGGCCAGCTCCATTGCCTCGATATTGCGCACGATTGTGGAGGTGGTATCGAGGGTTTTCAGAGCAAGCGTGAGAGGCACATCGGTTCTTACGGCTGCGGAAATAGGGTAGGATGTGTTATCAATGAGCACGGAAGGATTCGCGCCGGCCTCAGCCAGGTTGATCGTGTTGAACTCCACGAGTTCCGACATGTCCCTGCCTTCACTTATGAATTCTCCCTCGGGGTAAAACCCTTCAAGCAGTATATCGGTCCAGATCTCTTTCTGAAGTCCTGACATAAGAATGCCCCCCGAAGGTTGACCTGAAAGAAGTGTACCGCCGATTATCGCGGTACCGATTGCCAGGGCCGGTGTCACCGAGAACAACAGGCATGCAATAACTCCAACAATGACGTTGAAGAACAGATTTTTAAAATTCAGCTTTTTCATTTTGATCGTTGGTTTTTGATTAATGTTTCGGTTTGTAAGCGGCCTTGAGGGCTTCAAACTCATCCGGGTGTTCGGCGGAGAGTTTTTTCAGACCCTTGGGATCTTCTTTTGCCCACTTCATGTAGTCCCACGAGGAGCGATCCTCTCCTGCAGCGGCACCGGCAGGTTTAACCTGGGTCGAGAGTGAGGTTTTTGCCGGCATTGCCGTGATCAGGTCCTTTGCCTGATTGAAGTCGCTCTTGGCAAGTTTCAGAAAGCTCTCTTTCTTGTCAGCGGTCAGGCGACCCTCGGTGATGGCACCTTCAACCAGGGCTGCGGCTTGTGCATCAAGGTTGGCTGAAAGTTTCTGCTCGGCGGTTGTTTTATCGGCCTTGAGCTGGATGATCAGGTCATCTGCTGCTTTCTTATCGGCAGCGAGCTTCAATACTGCGGCATTCAGGGCGGCAGCGTCCAGTTCGGTATTTACTGCCAGCGCCTTTGCGGCCTCGGCAGAAAGCATGATTTTGTCCATTTTTGTTTCTTTATTGATTGTGATTTGTTCTATTGCAAGCTTTATCTCTTCCTTTGTGGTGATAACATTGCCGGCAGCAAGGCGCAGGGCGAGCGAATTCGACGGCACCGAAGTGGTGCTCGCTTCCATCAGCTCGCTTTTTGTGACAAATGGGATCAATTCGCCATCAGGCATTGCCCGAAGCTCGGCTTCAAGAGGCATGATCCAGACAGAAGCGCCTTTAAGAAATCCTCGTTCAACTTTCCCTTCAATTTTTACTGCCTGTTCATCCTTATCGTCAAACACAGCGTCTGCCATTAGTTTTGTTCCTTCAGTTCGCATGTTTTCCCAGCGGCCGGTAAGCATCTCTTTGGCATGCTCATGAAGCATCACCGGGTTGGCGAGGAAGCGCTTTGTATCGATACCGGCATTCAATAAGATGAATCCGTGGTTGTTGATCACGGATTCGTCGTTGAGAACAAAGCTTTTCGACATGGGTTCAATCTTTTGTTTTCGCTCTTAGGGCAGACAATCGAAAGGCAAACATACGTTTGCGTTTGAGCGTAAACAACATTCTGTCTAAGGGTTATAATGAACTGTACAAGACTTTTAAACTTTCTTTCAATTTGGATCCCTTCATTGCATCTTTGTGAAAAACGATGGCTCGAAAGGTTAAAACCCGTACTCCGGAAAAATGCGAGTACGCTTATTTGTTATTCATGCAGAAAATGTCCCAGGAAGACATCTGCAAACGAGTCGGCATTACAGCTCCTACGCTAAAATCGTGGAAGGATTCAGGAGGATGGGAACAGAAAAGAGCTGCCCGCACCATTTCTTTAGATGATCTTCTTCACAAAGCCCTTCAACGGGTCAACGATATCCTGGATAACAAGCAAGAGTTTTCCGCCGATGCTTTTGCAAAGGCCGTAAAACAACTCAAGGAGCTTAAGACCAGCAACACCATCGACGATGATATTTATTGTTTCATATCCTTCCAGGACTTTTTAATCCAGCATCGCTCCGAGTATGATATCGCCGACTCTTTCATTAAAATGGTGACAAAGTTTCAGGACATCTATATCCAGTTCAAGTTAGGCAATGGCAAACTATAAGTTCAATAAGGAACTTCAGCTACGCTGGCGCGATAGGGTGCAGTGGATCCTGTCGCAATCTTTCAGGGTCAACGAGTCGCTGGAGGAAAGGCAACGGCGCATTTCCCGTGCCCGCAGGGATTATCAGTTCTTTGTTGAAACTTACTTCCCTCACCTGGCGACAAAGAAGTGCGGTAGATTCCACCTGGATGCAGCCTCGTTCCTGATTCAGAATAACGATACCCGTGCGCTGATGGAGTGGGCTCGAGGACATGCAAAGAGCTCTCACCTGTCGCTAATGATTCCTCTGTGGCTCAATATCCAGGATCCTCGTCAACTCAGTGTGATGGTCCTGGTATCGAAGTCGGAGGATATGGCCGTGCGTCTTCTGTCAGACCTTCAGGCAGAGTTACAGTATAATCAGACCTTCATCAGTGATTATGGTCAGCAGATGTCAAAGGGATCCTGGGCCGATGGTGAATTCCATACCACTGACGGATGCATGTTCGTTGCCCTGGGTCGCGGACAGTCACCGCGTGGTCTCAAGGATCGTGGCAAGAGACCTGATTACATTGTCATTGATGACATCGATGATGATGAAATGATCCGCAATCCCCGCCGTGTGGCAGAAACTCTGGAATGGGTTCTCACGGCCCTGACGGGGACGATGGCCATGGGTCGTGGCCGCCTGGTGGTGGTCGGCAACCGCATCGGTAAAGACAGTGTCCTGAGCCGGTTTGCAGAACGTCCAGGAGTGCATCATACGATCGTCAATGCCCTGGATAAAAAGGGTGTGCCTTCGTGGAGTGAAAACTATACACTTGCGGAAATTCACAAGATGCGTGATTTTGTCGGGGAGCGCCGCTTTCAGAAGGAGTATATGAATAACCCGATTAACGAGGGCACTGTATTCCGTGAAAAGGATATCCGCTATGGTACCATGCTCGATCTGAAACTTTACCGCACGCTCATTTGCTATACTGACCCAAGTTTCAAACAATCCCGAAGCGCCGACTTCAAAGCCACTATGCTGCTTGGCAAGACCCCTGAGGGGATATTTCACCTGGTGAAAGCCTATGCTGATCAAACATCAGTCATGACCATGGTAAGCTGGCATTATGAGATCATGAACTTTATTGCAGGCCGCGTACCGGTGTTATACTATATGGAAAGCAACTTCCTCCAGGAACTGCTGCTGGATGAATTTAAAAAGGCCGGTATCAACGTAGGGCATCAGATCCCTATTCGTGGAGATGCACGCGCCAAACCTGATAAATTCGCACGCATCGAGGCCATGCAGCCCATCTTCGAGCGCGGCATGATGATCTTCAACAAAAAGGAAAAAGACTCCCCTGGTATGAAGGTACTCCATGAACAACTGCTCATGTTCGAAAAAGGGAGCAAGAGTCATGATGATGCTCCGGATGCACTGGAGGGTGGTGTGTGGATCCTGTCGCAGAGAACGCGATCAACCAATGCCAAATATGTTACCGGAGCGCGCGAAAACAGACACTTTTAAAAACACTCGATTATGATCCTACAGATTGCAAGATGGCAAATCAACGTTTCTAAAATCCTTTTTGATTTCAGGCTGAAGATCGCCATACGCGAAGCTAAGAAACGCGCCGAGCTCTACAATAAAAAGCATATGGTCGTAGCTTTCAACAATCACCCGCGTGTGTATATGAAGGAGGACCTGAAGGATCTTCTCCGGCGCAGGGTGATGTTCAAGAAAGGAACCACAATTCAGCAGATTGAGAAAATGGCCTATTACATAACACAGTAGATATGTTCCTGACAAAAACAGAATTAAAATCGGTGATCTATGAATATCAACTCAACGATATCATAGAGGTGACAACAGGAAATACCACCAACAATGACATTGTCACCATGGCTATCGATGCGGCCATTGAGGAGATAAAATCATATCTCAGTCCAAATAACCAGGGACGGTGGAACGATGGACGCAAGCGGTACGATGTAACTGCGATCTTCGCAGCAACCGGTACTTCGCGCAATGCACTGATTCTTGAACTGTGCAAGAGCATGGCATTATATTACGCGTGCCGGCTGGCCAACGTCGATGTCATTGAAGAAAAAGTCAAGAACCGGTACGACCGGGCCATCGACTGGCTTGAGAAGGTGGCCGGTATCGGTAAGTATGCCGATGCCCCGGCGCTGAATCCGGACTTGCCCGTGCTCACACTGGAGGATACACCCGAGAATGTTCCCTTCCGCTTTGGATCCAAAGAGAAATTTAATCACGAATAAAACTGTATTTAAATGGCAAAAGATAACGCAACCGGCAAGAAAAGAAAAGAGGGTTTCGCCTACCAGATCCAGCCAAAAGCGGTAAGCCAGGCACGCAATGATATAGCAACCTGGAAGTCAGCCCTGCGTCAGGCGATGGCCGTGGACAATCCCAGGCGAATCAAGCTGCAGAATCTTTATAAGGATATAATGACCGATGCGCTTCTTTCTTCCCAGATCGATAACCGGCGCCTTCAGTCACTATCCTCGAAGTTTTCACTCAAGGATGCCTCAGGTACAATCAACGAGGAGGCAACTACGATGCTAAAATCATCCCGGTATTTTTATGATATCACCCGCAATATCCTCTCTTCAACATACTGGGGAACAACGGTCGTTGAAATCCTGAATTCAGACGCGGGCGTTCGCATCGTCACCATTCCGAGAAACAATATCGATCCCAGGTCGGGAACACTGTTCCTTGATGAGAACGACAGTAAGGGAATTCCCTATCGGACCATTAAAGAGTTTAACACCTGGGTTCTTGAGTTCGGGGATCCCGAGGACCTTGGATTGTTGAACAAAGCAATTCCGCATGTGCTGTTTAAACGTTTTGCCCAGTCCTGCTGGTCGGAACTTTGTGAGATTTACGGCATCCCTCCCAGGGTACTCAAGACGAATACCCAGGATCCCGTGATGCTTAACCGTGGCGAGCAGATGATGCGTGATATGGGAGCCGCTGCCTGGTTCATAATCGACGAAAGTGAAAACTTTGAATTCGCTAAAGGCGCCGACTCCAACGGAGACGTGTACAGCAACCTGGTGCGCCTTTGCAATAACGAGAATTCAATGCTTATCTCCGGGGCCATCATCGGCCAGGACACAAAGAACGGAAATGAGAGCAAAGAGCAGGTATCGGTTAATGTGCTCTCGCGCCTGGTTGATTCCGATAAGCGCCTGGTTGAAAGTTACTGGAACGAGGTCGTACTCGGGGCATTGTTCCGCATCGGACTTCTGCCCGATGGACTTGCATTGTCATTTGATCCGCAGGAGGATATTGCCCAAGTCTGGAGTATGACAAAGGATGTCCTGCAGCACATGGATGTGGACCCGGAGTGGATCAAGGAGAAATTCGGCATCCAGGTGATAGGCCCCAGGATCCAGCCCCAGAAACAACTGTCCGGTTTTTTCGATTAAGCCCCTTGTTTGAGGGGCTCCACCAAAGGTTAGAGGTGGTTTACCATTCTGGATGCGAGTGCGAGCAGTCATATAAGCTCTCATCCGATCAGGCAAAAGTTCCCAAGTTCAGTAAAAAGCTCTGGGATGCGGCCATGCGGCACATCCATAAGAAAGGATCTTACAACGCAAAAATGCTTTCGGATGCACCGGTAAAAGATCTGCTGGGTGAAACCAACAGGATCCTCTCCGATGCTCTCGATAAAGGTATCATTGATAATAAGCCGTCAAAGGAGATGATCTCCAGGCTGCAGGACGACCTGTTCATATTCAGTGGCTGTAAAACGCATATTCAGCTAAAGGAGTTATCATCAAGGCTCACGGATGATGCCGGGAAGGTAACTCCGCTGGCCGCCTTTAAACAAGAGGCTCAGCAGATCAATGCAAGGTACAATGAGAACTACCTGGAAGCCGAATACATCTTTGCAACCTCCAGCTCAGAGATGGCTGCAAAATGGGCCGACCTTGAGAAGGATGGTGACAGGTACAATTTGCAGTATCGTACTGCTCAGGATGACCGGGTAAGAGATACCCATCGCGCCATGGCGAACATCACCCTGCCGGCTGAGGATCCCTTCTGGAGCTTGTATTATCCTCCTAACGGGTGGCGCTGCCGCTGCACCGCCGTTCAGGTCCGCAAGGAGAAATACCCGCAGAGCAACTCTGATGATGCAATTGGCAAGGGAGAAAGGGCTACTACAGAGATTGATTCCAAAGGCAAGAACCGCGCTGAGATATTCCGCTTCAATCCCGGGAAGGAGAAAGTAGTGTTTCCACAGGATCATCCCTATTATAAAGTCCGTGAAACCGTCGAAAAGAACATTAAGCAATGAATCTCATAAAGGACTTTATCCGCGATCTGCGCGTTGAGCTCACCGATGAGTTCGACCGTAACTTTGAGCGAAAGGGATTCTTTAATGAGAAATGGGAGGAGACCCGTTTAAATAACCGCCGCGGATCCCTTCTCATGCGCACAGGCGCCCTCAGGCGAAGTATCCGCTGCCAGTCGGGGTCAAATACCATTCGCTGGTTCTCCTCGCTCCCATACGCCTCAATTCACAACGACGGGGGAGTTATCACCGTAACGGGTAAAATGAAAAAGTACTTCTGGGCAATGTACCTCAAGGCCAGGGGGGGTATCGTTTATAGTGTGAAAACCAGAAACGCAGTAAATAATCAGCGAACCAAGAGACTATCTGCGGAGGCTGAGTTTTTTAAAGCCATGGCACTGAAAAAGGTCGGATCTAAAATCAAGATCACAAAGCGGCAGTTTATCGGTTATCACGATGACATCAATGGAATTGTCGAACGTGTCTTCAGCGATACCATGCAGAGGTTTGAAAAAGAGGTTTTGAAACCCGTTGTCGAATTGCCGTTAAAGCGTATTAGTTAATATAAAGCTCTTTCATTATGCAAAAATTGATCGATGATATAAAGAACAGGGTGGCGGCGGTAACAGCTCTGAAATATATCGATGAAGACTGGGGACAACTCGACTATTATGGATCGGGCGCGCCGGTAAAATACCCGTGCCTTCTCGTTGATCTTGATCAGGCAGGGTGGGATACCGAGGGTGATCGCACTCAGCGCGGCATTATCCGGATATCCATCCGCATTGCCGACATGCGTCTGGCCGGCACAAATTATAAAGCCCCGCAATCTCAAAAGACAAAGGCCGGGTCTTTCTTTGATGTCATGAATGCCGTACATGCAAACCTTCAGGGATGGTCATACGACGCCGACAATGGACCGCTCACCAGGGTATTGACCAGGAAGATAAAACGCGATGACGGGATCCGCGAGATGGAGATGATTTACCAGGTGCAGTATATGGACGATTCGGCGCAGCCGGTACGCTCCAAAAAACGTGTCGGAGTGAGAGTTGTTACCGAACTTGTTTAAAGAAGGCTCAGCTGATTGCTCATCTGGTTCTTTTTGGCTTCCTCTTCCCTGAGGAGCCTCTCAACAGGAGTGGAAAGGTAATTATACAAAGTGGCCCGAGACATAGGATAATTCGGAAAGATATGCTGGCGATAAACGTGTGCGGTGCTGATTCCATCTTTCTTTTCCCGCTGATAGATCTCTATCACTTTTCGCATCTGGAGCAACTTATTCCTGCGGTTGTATGCCATAAGGACGGAAGCGATGTTTGCACCACAAAAATACTGAGAATCACGGGTAAAGAGATAAATTAGTTTTTAACAATCGATTGGGAATAAGTGTGATGCTTTTGAAATAGTAAGATAATAACAGTCTGGAAGTCTCTTTAAACGGTGGCTTAACCAAGCCGATGACTTACTCTGCTCATCAACGGGCACCCAGATCCCTTCATACTCTTTATTGAGACAATAAAAGAGGGTGTCTCAAAAGTTTGAGACGCCCTTTTTTCTTTCTATAAAGACCTGATTGTTAATATCTTGATAATAAGTTATTGATATAATATATTGACATACTGTAAGTTATATTTAAC